GTGCATTCCCAACTCAAACAGTAGGATATCAACCACCGGCAGCTCCAGCTAGTCCGTTGTCAACAGCACTTGGTGTTGGTACAGGTATCGCTAGTATTGGTTCTAAACTAGGATTATTTGGCTAATGAGTAAAATTTTAAGAAGACCGATGTTTAGAGGTGGGCCGGTAGATAGCTACGGCACGGGAATCGCGACTGGTTTAGCTAGTGGTGGTAGAGTTGGTTTTGATAATGGTGGTGCTGCGATCACAAGAAGAGCAAGAAGAAGAATAAGAGGTCCACAAGATTTTCCTTTAAACACTAGTTTAGGTTCTGTGTTTAATGCTGATTTAGGATCACAAATAAAAAATAGAAGTAGAATTAGAGGTCCACAAGATTTCTTGAAAGGATCAAGTATAGAAGATGCAGAGGGTTTATTGGCATCTAAAACAGGACTAAATGATAGTTCACAATTAATTGTAGATGATTCTTTAATAGAATCAGCACCAGGTGAAGGATTATTTGAATTAGATGAAGTAGCAGAGTTTAACAAAATGCCGGTAGGAGAAGTCGATACACCAAATATAAATACTGAAGATAATAAAAAAGACGATCCTGATGACGTAGAAGTAACTATGACTGATCTTGAAAAAGCTTTAGGTTTAGATAAAGCTAGACGTAGAGATCTTGGTGATATGTTAGGTAGAGCGTCTGCAGCATTCTTAGGTGCAGGTGATGTAAGAGAAGGACTAGCAGAATTTATGGCAGCTGAAGCAAAAGCTGGACCAAGCAGAACTGAAAGAATTAAATCTATTGCAGGACTAGAAGAGTTTAAAGCTAAAAAAGCAAAAGAACTTTATGAGTCTAAAAGAAAAGAATTTGCACCAGGTAATTTTGAAAAGAATGACAAATATTTACAAAAAAAATATCCTAAAATGGATGAAAGAGAAAGACTAAAAATATTGCAAAAAAAACCATCAACTTTTGCTGAACAATACATAGAGTTATCTAAAGATTTTGGTTACAAAAATGCTGACATATTTAAAGACGCTGCATTTTTATATTTTGGAAATGATTATGTAACAGATGTACAAACAGATGGTGAC